ATCATGGTCAATGGCAAGGAGCATTGGCTAAGTGGCTGGATCAAAGAAGGTAAGAATGGCAAGTTCTTTAGCATTGCGATTGGCAAAGAGAAAGAGCGCAAAGATAATTTCAAAGCTGCTGGATCAGACGAGTTGCCACAAAATACAATCGTTGATGACGATATTCCGTTCTGAGGAGAACAATATGAAAAAAGCACTATTGGTAGCCTAGGATCAAACGATACGAAATCGCACCATTTAGCCCCTGTTACTGCCATCTGGCATTGCATTTGAGGGATATACTTTGCTGGCGGTTTGTTGTCCGACAGATACTCAATATGCGTACTACTGTTAGGACACTTAATCTCAATTAGGCCATCATCAATAATACCATCAGGACTACATCCGAAATTAGCAATACTAGGATGGTCAATAAAAGCCACCTGATTAACGAATACTCCCATTTCTGCTTCATAAGCTACCCTAGCTAGTGGTTCTGTTGCTGTACCCCATTCCATTGCTGCGCTTGTAAAAGACTCACCTGGCTGGCCTGTAAGTCGTTGAACGACCAACTCTGTTCTGTAGTTCTTACGACTAGCAGACTCACCAGACTTGCCTTTAGAGAGAACATCTGCAACTCGGCTGGCTGTTACCTTGCCAAGCCGTTGCAAATGCCACTCTATTGTTCCTTGCTCAATCATGCACTAACCTTTTCCATTGCAAGAACCTTCAGCTTTGTAGCCATTACAGATAGCTCCATTGCTGCTTGCGCTGCATCTACATGGTTATCTTTAAGCTCATAGTTATAAAAGCTCTTGAGCGTTTTCATTGCATCTAAGTAAATTTCTGAATAGTCGTTCATTCTTTATCCTCATCTGATATTGGTTCTACATGGCCTTGTCCTAGCGGTACATCTGCAAGCTCGTTCATTTCCCACTTCTTTGCAAACTCAGCAGACATAGCATCTATCGCAGCGTTCCATCCTAATGCAAAATACTCTTGTGGATGGTAAACAGGCTTCTCTAGATTATTAAATGCTTCTAGGCAATGTTTGTTAATCATTTTTGTTTAAACCTTAAATTAACAATTTCTTTGCTAAAAGCTGGCTCAAGATCGTCTAAAGTTCTAGCACACATCTCTCTAAAATCTGCCCACTTCTTAATATACTGAGCCTGTTCACTAGCTGGAGTGTAATTATATAACTTCTTCCAGCGAACAGTAATGTCTGTACCAGCTTTGCTATAGATGTAATCATTTCTCATTTTTATTGCTCCCATATTTTTTTGCTGCTTCACGATTTAAACAAACACCACATTTCCAACGACTTGTCTTACCAACTCTTATAAGTTTAAAGTCCACACTTGGTCTTGTAGTCTGACAACTAACACACCACTTCCTCTCCACCATCCCAACCTTCCTTTAAATATCCAAACTCTGAAGCATCGCTTACGGCTCTCAAATCTAAACACACATCGCACAGATCTATCCATATTCGATATTCATGGTTTTTAGGCCTATGAATCCCCCATTTAGCGCCACATTCGCAACAAACATTATCAGGCTGTTCCTGGGCTAGTTTCATTGAGTTGAGCCTTCATCTCGTTATAAGCGTTAGTAATAGCATCTAATGATGATTTACCTTGATGCTTCTTGTATAATTTAGCAAAGGCCACCTTGAGTTCGGCAGGATCTTTTTTTGCCCTAATTTCCTCTACATCGGCATTGATCGAACCCAAGTCTACAACATCATCCCAAAGATCCTCACCAACATATAGACTCAATCCTAGGCCATGTAAGGCGATTGCTTTAGCTAGGCAACGCTGCATAGCAGTATTAACGGCAAACGCATCAGGGTTAGGTATAGCCTTATTGCGGTAGTCCATTACTGGAAGCTGGGCAGTCATAGACTTGCCAAAAGCCGTTACTGTGCAAAACACCATTACAGTTTCGCCAAACATAACTGGCTGACCATAATTCCATGTAGCAGATGGATCATGTTGTAACAATGTATCAACTGCCCATGCCCAGCTTAAGTAACTAAGATTATTTTTCTTTTCAATCTTATCTGATACATCTACATTTCTAAGTTCTAAATACTTGCTCATAATTCCCCCTTAAATATTGTTAATTACTTAACGCCAATCTTTTCGCATAGGTTCTTGATTGATCCGAACTCTGTCATTAGGTTGTCAAATGCTGTTGTTTCCATGTTTTCTCCTATTTGATCTTTTATTCTACATTAGTGCAAAAAAACAACAAGTGCATAAAAGCAACGCATTAGGGTTTTCCTTAGAAATATTTGTTGCGAATCTCTACATTTGTGGATTAGTATCTCTACATCGCAGTAACTTTTTAACACTCGTGAAGGAGTAACAAATGAAAGCAACTTTAATAGATATAGCTGGTGTAATCATTCTAGGTATTGTCCTAGGCACAATGTTTGCATGGGGGTTCTAATGTATAACAACAATAACTACTACGAACCAGAAGATGACAATGATGCTGAAGAAATCCAAGAGCGCATTGATTACGAACTAAAGAACGATAACTATCCGTACTCAGAAGAAAACATCTGGGAAGCTATGAGCGATGATGCCTTAGTAAAGTGCTTGCCTACATTAGCCGATCTGCTATCACAAGGCAAAACTGCTGAAGCTGGATTAGTTTTATCTTCTACCCTTTATACATACTGGGAAGAACGAACAGAGCGTGAAGTAATTAACAATTAAAAAAGCACAAGAGATAGGTGTTCAAGCGTATGCTGGTGAAGGATGGCAACAATGGCGAGCAAGGATTAGCCAACGGATTAAACAACTCGAAGAACAGTTATAGCGAAGAATGGCGTAATGAATGTGAGGCTAGAGAGCTACTTAGTTGGCCTTTAGCAGCAAGACGAAAACAGTTAGCTTTGGTGCATGAAAAGCGTGGACATGAAGCATATTTAAAACTAACAGATGAGATGACAAGACTATGGAAAGCAGCGAAAAATCAGCACTCAAATCAAGGGACTTTATCTACAAAAACGGAAAGACCTATGCAGCAGCAAAAGCAAATAGATCTTATCTAGAGTTGTTCTTAAAGTCTAAGCTGGCTTTGTTAATGAAGGACTCCACAGAGTCTACTTCTGCTGCAAAGGAAACAGATGCTAAAGCACATCCTGACTATATAGCATTGCTATACGGCATTAAAGAAGCCATTGAGATTGAGGAAACAATTAAGTGGGAGCTAGAGGCTGCAAAACAAACCATTGAGATCTATAGGACAGAATCAGCTAATAATCGTGGATTAGATAGGGCTATGCAATGAGCGATTTGCCGTACTACATTGGAATCTTTATTATGTCAGCTACAGCCTTTTCTATATGGATTACTTTTAAATAATGGCAACTAAGAATGAAAAGATCGCACTTAACAAGATTGCAGAACTCGGATGTATTCTCTGTTCCGAAGTCCTTGGGATTGAAGGCTCTCCGTCAGAACTCCATCATGTGCGTAGGTTTGGAACTAAACGGGCTACATCCCCTATCTTGCCACTATGCCCAGAACACCATCGGGGAAACTCTGGTGTTCACGGATTGGGTACAAAAGGTTTTGAAGATAAATGGAAAGTTACCTATGCGTGGCTCTTGGAGCGAGTCGATCAAAAATTGGGAAAGGGGAATAAGTGAGCAGAATAATTAGTTGGTTCAGTTGTGGTGCTGCAAGCGCAGTAGCTACAAAGCTCGCTATATCAGAAAGCAAAACACCAGTAGAGGTGGTCTATTGCCATGTGAAAGAGGAGCATCCAGACAATCTAAGATTTATGAAAGATTGCGAAAAATGGTTTGGTCAAGAAATTAAAATAATTGAAAACGAAAAATATAAGTAAAAAAGAGGCTAATGTGATAGAAATTTTCTTTTGCATGTCTTTTAGTGAGGCCGGAGGGGGAATCGAACCCCCGCATGGAGGTTTTGCAGACCCCAGTGTTTCCACTTCACCATCCGGCCGAATAGTTATATCTTCTTCTTATATTGTATCTTAACCTCGACGCCAAGACAAAAGCTGTGCTAAACTCGCCTTTATATTTGTGTAAATTATGAAGACTGCTTGGATAGCATTGATTTCAACCGTTTCATTAATTGCGCTTACTTTTGCAATATTATTTTTGATTGGATATTTAAAACCTAAACAAGCAGGAATAAAAATTGAAACAAGTACTGTCTCCAGTGTTTATATTAACGGCCAGTATGTTGGAAAAACACCCTTTGACGGGGTTTATCAAGCAGAGACGCTTCTTATGAAAATTGTCCCTGATGACTCCACTGTTGGATACCTCCCTTTTGAAACAAAACTGACTCTTACTCCGGGAGTTCAAACTGTAGTGAGGCGTGAATTTGGTTTGACAGAAGAAACTTCATCGGGGGATATCATATCTTTTGAAAAGGAGCGGGGAAAGACAAGTATGGTGGTTATCTCGACCCCAATTGATGCCAGTGTTTCATTGGATGGTGTACCAAGAGGTTTTTCCCCATTTAAAACCACAACTATATCCCCGGCTGAGCACCAAATTACGGTAAAAGCACCTGGTTATTCGGATATAGTTATGACGATTAACACCAAAAACGGTTACAGGTTAACGGTTTATGCAAAATTAGGGAAGTTGAATGAGCCTCCGCAGGTACCACCGGAAAAACCGTCAACGCCAAAGACTTTTGTA